GCAGTATATGACCTAACAGCTGCTGGTAAAGCATTGTTGGATGACGCCAATGCAGCCGCACAATTAGTAACATTAGGTGTAACACCTACAGCCGCTGAACTTACAGCGGCCGCTGATGGTGATACAGCCGCAACAAGCACAACATTGGCAGATGCCGATCGCGTGGTAGTTAACGATAATGGTACTATGGTTCAGGTAGCACTAACTGATTTCGAGACATACTTCGAAACAGCACTTGATACATTGAATAATGTTACATCTGCAAGTTCATTAGCAACTGTTGGTACAATTACTTCAGGTACATGGCAAGGTACTACTGTAGCAGTAGACCAAGGTGGTACAGGTGCAACATCCTTAACTGCTAACAGCCTACTAACAGGTAATGGTACATCTGCTATCCAAGCAGAAGCAAACATCACATATGATGGCACAACATTTGGTGTAAATGACGCCGCAGTCTTCAACGAAGGCGGTGGTGATAATGACTTCCGTATTGAGTCAGACAACCAAGCAAATATGTTCGTAGTAGACGCAAGTGTAGACGCAATTGGTTTGTTAACAGCAACACCTAATGCAGGTACAGTACTTGACATGAGTGGCTCAACAGAGTCCTTAATGCTCCCAATGGGAACAACAGCTCAACGTCCAGGTTCAGCTGCAGAAGGCATGTTCCGTTATAACACAACAAATGACACATTTGAATTTTATAATGGTTCAGCTTGGAAACAGTCCACAACCGAGTTTACAGTTGTACGAAGTGAAACAAAAACTGGTGATGGTACAACAACAGCATTCACAGGCTTGAATTCAAGTCTAACAACTGCTGGTTGTATGGTAAGCATTAACGGTGTTGTTCAACTTCCAACAACAGCATATGCTATTAGTGGTACAACAATTACTTTCACAGAAGCACCTGCTAACGGTGATAAAATTGAAATTCGTGAGTTTACAACAACGACTTCAGTTAACGCATTAGAAGATGCTGACAATGATACAAAAATTCAAGTTGAAGAGTCAAGTGACGAGGATATTATCCGCTTCGACACTGGTGGTACAGAGCGTTTTACTGTAACTGCCGCAGGTCACGTTGTTCCGTCCGCGGATGCAACATACGACCTAGGTACCTCATCCCTCGGATGGCGTAACATTTATGGCGTTTCCAGTTCAGCAAAATATGCTGACTTGGCAGAACGTTATTCAAGTGATGCATCATACGAAGCAGGTACAGTTGTTACATTTGGCGGTGACGCTGAAGTAACAATGTCTACAGAGACAATGGATTCAAGAATTGCTGGTGTAGTAAGTACAAACCCTGGTTATTTGATGAATGCAGATCTTGAGGGCACACAAGTAGCAGTAGCACTAACAGGTCGTGTACCTGTTAAGGTAACAGGCACAATCCGTAAGGGTGACATGCTAGTTTCCGCAGGCGAAGGTTACGCAAAGGCAGAGGCAAATCCAAGAATGGGTTCCGTAATTGGTAAGGCTCTAGAAGACTTCAACGGTACGAATGGTATCATCGAAGTTGTTGTAGGTAGACTATAAGTTTAAAAGTTTACGACAATAAAGTTGTAATTATGGAGGGGCGAATATTCGCCCCTCCATTATCTGCAAAATAAATATTTACAGGAGAACAAAATGGTAAACAAATATGTTACTGATTATGATGGTGAATATGTAGTATCCGGTATTGTAGTTAAGAATGGCCGGAAACATCAAGATAGATTCTGGATTCCACACAGTGTTCCTAACTCTGACCATAAAAAAGTAGCATATGTAGTTGGCAATGGTAGATCTCGAATAGACCATTCTGGCGTTGCAATGAAGTTAAGTTATCTTACAACGGCAGGCGGCGGCCATTTTGGAGCATATAAAGGACAGTGTTATGGTTGTAATAGAATCTATCAGGATTGGAATCCGGATTTTCTTGTAGTAACACATCCTGAATTAGCAGATGAAATAGTTGAAAGTGGTTATGCTGAAGATAATATTGTATTTGGTAGAGCAAAAAGCGTATTAGAACATCCTGAATATGTATCGCTCATTCCGCATGATCCACGAATGAACGCCGGTGCAACAGCAACATATCTTGCTTGCTTTCACGGCCATAAGAAAATTTATTTGTATGGATTTGATAATCAACCTGAAGATCCAAACACAAATAACAATGTATATGCTGGTACAGATTTATATGGTCCAGCAGATGTGAATCCAGGCGATGTAGTTTGGATTAATAATATGAAAAGAATATTTGACACATATAATGATGTTGATTTTATAAGAGTAACTGCTGATGGTATGGAAGATGAAATGCCTGAAGAATGGAAATGGTGTAAGAATTTCCGCCAATTAAAAGTATGGGATTTTGTAATAGAAGCAGATATTTAAATTGTTTCTACTATAGTTTTAATCTTATCTTTAATTGAATCTAGTTTAAGGGTTGAAAAAACACCAGGATGCAATGGGCCTGGCCACCCTGCCATAGTAACCCAAGCAAACCCACAATGTTCTCCATTCAAAACGGGTATAAATTCCTTATCAATTATTAAAATAAATGTGTGATAAAAGAAGTGACCATCTTCTGATGTAAATAATTCAATAGGAATTGTTTTCTCTATATCGGGTAAGTGTCCTACTTCCTCGAAAATTTCCCTTTTTAAACCATTAATAGTTGTTTCATCTTTTTCTATTTTGCCGCCTGCAAAACCCCATCTATTTTTATATTTTTTATCATTCCTTAATAGAAATAGAAAACGTTTTGTATCGCGGCAGTAGAAAATACCACCCGCTCCAGTGACCTGCTTCATAGTAATAATTATATAAAATTTATTATGGAAGTAGGGAAATAGACCACAAGCCAGTTAGGTATTCACCTTCATAGGATTTAATCCATTCGGCTGTATCTTCGTTTCCAGTCCATTTATATTGAATACCAGTTTTTGTATTAGTTACATAATGGATGCCCTTCCCCACGTCTGATGAACTAGCATCAAATGACACTGACCAATTTGTACCATCATACTCTATAATATCAAATTTACTTGCTTGTAAGTCATCAGCACTTGCGTCTGGCCACATTGCAGGACCGCCTGATGTGTTAAGAGTTGAACCAATATCTTCTAATATCAAATAACGTTGGCCACTTGCCGCGGCTGGTAACCCATCACCAGGTCCATTTTTTAATGGATTAATAACAGCATTGATAGCGGTTTGTGTATTTGCTGGGATAGTATCTGTATCTACTGTAAAGTCTAATATTGTTTCGTCAGTGGAATTATATGCTACTGTGCCAATAACTTCTGTAAAATCCGATCCTGTGTCTTTATTTTGGAATTTTGTTAATAGTTTTACTTGACTAATGCCTGCTTTTAATTCACCATATTGTGCTATAATTTTTGGCCATGGTAGATTAGCTCCATATTTTACTGGAACGTGATCAAAAGTAACGTCTTCTTTAGTGTCCCCACTAATTGGTTCGCTAACTGATAGTGCCTTTAATTGTCCATTTAATAATAGCACACCGTAGTTTAATGGAGTATAATATTGCCTACTACCCATTAGTTTTGTATCGTCTAGTACACTACTTGCTAAATCACCACTGCCATCAAATATACCCATGACAACTTTAGAAATAACACCGAGACGTTTAATAATTGCTGGAGGATTAATCCAAATTGGTATTTCAAAAGTCATTGTTGCTATGTCTATCATATCGTCAGCACCAACTGGAACAGTTCTGTTGCTAAATGATATTTCAGTTAGTTCTACATATGATAAACTGGTCCAATCAACATAATTGTCTGTAGTTTGGATTTCTAAACTTGGATTAAACATATAAAACATTTGTTCAGTAATTTGCATTTTTTGTTCAGTATTACTTGTCCAAATATCTGCATTAACTGTTAGTCTATATGGACTTGGCATACTACGTTCAATAGTATAACTATCACCAGGACCTGCTGTATATGAGGCCGTGTCCTTATCATAGAATCGTTCTTTAATATGAACTTTGTCTATATGAGAGGGAGATTGTATTCTATCTCGATCAAAAGCTACATTTGTTATATAACAAGAAATTTGGGGTACCGTATTAAGAGCATTTTCACTATTTTTGCGAATAATACTTGCTACTTGACGAGAAATATCTCCATATTTTACAGGAACTTGAATTAATGCAGAGTTACCAGCAGAATCTTTGCCAGTTTCTACATAAAAATGACTTAACAGTCTAATAAATTGAGCAAGGTAACGGCGCATTTGGCCGTCATAATAAAAATCCATTATTTGTCCTCTCTAGCACTTAATACATTTGATAAACTTTGTCTAGAATCAATTTTAGTACCGTCTGCCAGTGTAATACTTGTTTTAGTATTAAAGTTTTTAGTTCTATATGTTGATCTTGTACTTGTATTTGTAATATCCATTCGTACATTATCTTCAACATGTACCCATTTTTTACCATTATAAACGTATAATCTGTTAGGACTATAGTCTGTTCTTAATACATATTCGCCTTTAGTTGGATTAATAGTAAAACTGGTTAATGCTTTTACTGGTGCTCCGTTTGGTGGAATACCATCACCTGCCAAGTAATGTTCTAATTTTTTCTCGGGTCGGCCGTAATATGTATCACCAGTTACTGCGGCTGGTGAAGATTCATCTGCATCAACTGTGATTCCAGTGTCGTCAGTAGATACTAATATTATTGAACCATCTTCAGCACCTGGTGCTATCCAAAAGCGTGTTGTATCATAACCACTACGACCATCTACTATATCTTGTGTAAATGGAGCCATGGCTTCTGCTTGTTTTATAACAGCGTCATTTACTTCTAAGTTTTTAGAATAGTCACTTAAAATTTGTTTTAATGTATCATCACCATCACCAGATTCAATGTCACCAAGTATATCTCTATATTCTTGTGCATCTACTAGTGGGGTACATTTTACACGCCATAAATGTGGATACCAAGTTTGGCTAAATCCCTCTGCCGCCCTGCTACCGTCTTGTATTACGTAATAACGTTTTAAACTTTCGTATACTTTATCAACATTTTCATCTTCTAATGCATAATCATCTTTTAAATGTGGCAATTCAATAACATCACCACTTATTAGTTTTCTACCAAGAACACTAACCATATCAGTCATATGAAATGTAATAAAAATAGTGTCATTTTGTAAAAACAATCCAAATTGACTTAAATCAAAGTCTATATCGTTTACGTTATAGACTCCTTTCATGAAAGTTACATCTTTTTCATATTTTCGATCACGATTTTCTAAAAACAATAAATCCTGTATGTTAGTTACAGAATTATTAGTGTGCATCGGTTGGTCGGCTTTTTTTAAGTCGCCTTGATTGACAGGACCCATGTATTTGTGTATATTAACACCAGTGCCGCCAATGATAAATTGCTCACGAATACGGTTATCCATGAACTTAAAGTCATTTCCTTTAGTTGGTTTCCACAGTGAAAGTCTTGGCATTTTGTAACTCTTATGTTATAATACTATTTAGCACTATATATACGAGGCAATACTATGGCTAGAAAGAAACAAAAACGAGTATCTAAGAAGAAAGACGGGTTATTTTCTGAACCTAAATTTGATGATATTGTTATAGAAGGCGAATTAATGGATATAAGTGATAAACAACGTCAAGATATTAACCTTAGAATTAATCAGGGTTTAAATTTTTACAATTATCATTTTACTTCAAAGCATTCTAAACAACCATTAATACAGTGGATGGAAGCACAAAAAGTAGTAGATAAAGAATCTATTAGAAAAGTTCGATCGGCAAAAGATTGGCAAATAGGAATAACTGTGGGCTCTGTAGCAAGAATGTTATTAAATGGTTGCCCACCAATGGAAAATCTTTTATTGGCTCTTAGGCAAAAAATAAAAGAGTTACCAGATGTAGTAGAAGAAGAAAAAGAAGAAGTTAAAAATCTTGCCCCTGTAATATCTATACAGGAACGCATGAAAATAAATCTTAATGAATTTCTTGGTGAGCATGTAGAAGGTGAGATTGATGACTTTTTTGATAATGGATTAAAAAGTGATTTTAAAATGTCAAATGCATTACAATTAAAGGAGATTACTGGTAAAGCGGCGGCATTAATACCTGCTATATACGCACAAGAAGTTGCAGACTTTAATACTTTGCTCAATCCTGTAGAGAAAGATGACGAATATGAGCAGTTGGTAGAAGCATACCCATATAAAAAAGCGGAGATAAAACGTATATTAGAGTTTTATAATATGCTTATAGAGGATGCCTTACACCATTCTAATATACAAAAAGCAAATCGTAAAGTGCGAGCGAGAAAAGCACCATCAAAAGAAAAACAAGTAGCCAAATTAAAATACAAAGTAAATGATGACAAGTATAAATTAGTATCAATTGATCCTCAAAATATTATAGGTGCTCAAGAGTTGTGGGTGTTTAATACCAAAACTCGTAAAATTGGCAAGTATGTTGCTACAAATGGATTTAGTGTTGGTCAATTAGGTATTAAAGGAACTACTATTACTGGATTTGATGATGTCAAGAGTATACAAAAAACATTACGCAAGCCTGAAGAATCACTTAAAGAGTTTAATAGTGCTGGTAAAGTAGTATTGCGTAAATTTTTAGATAATTTAACTACTACAGGTATTAAATTGAATGGGAGAGTTAATAGCGATGTTATATTGCTGAAGGTATTTTAATAAATACATATATGGCAAGTAAAGAATTAACTAAACTAAAAACTGCGTTGTTTGATAATGTTAGATTACGACTTGGTGCTCAGATTATTGACGTTGAATTAGATAATGAGCATTTAGAAGTAGGCTTAGAAAATGCTATTAATAAGTATCGTCAATTAAGTTCAAACTCTGTAGAAGAATCTTACGGCTTCTTAAAACTTGAGAAAAATAGACAAGATTACTTTTTAGATGCTAATGTTTTAGAAGTAAGACAAATTTTCCGTAGAACAATTGGTAGCACAACAGGTGGTGGTGCCTCCAATTTTGAACCATTTGAAGCAGGATATATGAATATGTATATGCTTAAAGCAGGTATGGTTGGTGGTTTAGCAACATATGAAATGTTTAGTGGTTATCAAGAAACAGCCGCAAGAATGTTTGGTGGTTTTATTAATTATAGATTTGATCCAGTTACTAAAAAATTAACCATTGTGCGTAAAATTGATAGTGATGAAGGTGAAGATGTTTTGATGTGGATGTATAATCAAAAACCAGATGAAAATCTTTTACAACATCATATGACTAAGAAATGGATGGAAGATTATACACTTGCTATGAATAAAGAAATACTTGGCGAATCTCGTGGTAAATTTGCTACAATTGCTGGTCCACAAGGTGGTACTACTATGAATGGTGCTGAATTAAAAGCAGAAGGACAGCAAATGATGGCAGATTTAATATTACAACTTAATAATTACGAAGATGGTGGTGTGCCAATGTCGTTTATTATCGGTTAATAAATTTCTCTAATTAAATATTACTATGACTCAATCTCCATTGAAGTTCTATGTTATTGCGTATGCCAGTGGACATAAGGGCAATAAATTAGCACATAATTTAATTACAAAATTTCCAGAGCAATTTGAAGTAAAATACTATAATGAAAAAGTACATAAATTAGATGGTTGGGGACATGAGTTTTTAGAACATTATCTTGCAGACATATATTGGTATCATGAGTTTTTACCTGTTGAAAAAAACACGTATTTTAGTACAGTATTATATCACAAATATGTTGATGAAATTATTGCTGACTTGCATCGTAGGTTACAAGATGATGACAGATATCCACGTAATGATAAATGGAAAATAGTTTTAACTCATGGTAGTTCTATTATTCAATTACATGCTATACGTAATCAAATATTAGATGCTCTTGGAGGAGTACTGCTTCTTAATAGGAATCAATTAGGACATTGTGTCCATATTACTCAAGTAATGTGTGATGATCTACAGCAAAACGCTCAGTATTTTCGTCGGCACCATGAAAGTACTAATGGATATGGTGATTATTTTGATGATTTACGTAGTTATGCTATAGGACCTGGTGGGTATATGTATTTTGGTGGGCAAGTAGATGTATCTTTTGAAACGGATACAATTATTAAAACAGAAGATATAGATGATGAATCTTTTTATACTTTAGATAATTTATTTAAATCACGCCCAGTTTTACCTGAGTATATTGTAAATCGTTGGACTAAAAATATTACTATAGAAGAAGATACTTGGATTTATACTAATATAGCATATAAATTACAGGCATTAGGGTATCAAGTGCCTCCAGATAAAATTTATAAAAATAAGGCAGATTTGCTTGCAATTTGTGGTTAGTTATGCTACAATAATGAAATGATTATAGGACTTGTTGGTCTAAAAGGCTGTGGTAAAGACACAGCGGCTGATTTTTTTATCACACATTATGATAATTGGATTAAGGGTAGTTTTGCTGACTCTCTTAAAGATACCTGTGCTTGTGTATTTGGTTGGGATAGAGAAATGCTTGAAGGTAGCACACATGAAAGCAGAGAATGGCGCGAAACAGTAGATAAGTGGTGGGCAGAAAAATTAGATCGTTCAGGCTTTACACCACGTATAGCCTTACAACTCATTGGCACGGATTTGTGGCGTAATCAATTTAATGATGGTATTTGGTTATTAAGTTTTGAGAAAAAACTATTAGACATTAAAGAAAATGTTATGATTACTGATTGCCGTTTTCCAAATGAGATTGATTTAATTCAACGATTAAACGGAAAAATTGTTAGAGTTAAACGTGGTGAAGATCCACCATGGTGGGATCTTGCTATTGAAGATAATGCTCGACGAAATGAACCATATTATAATCCAATGGTTCCACAAGCATATCCTGAAGTTCATGCTAGTGAATCTTCATGGGCAGGTTGCACTGAAGATTATGTTATAGTTAATGATGGAACATTGGAAGATTTAGAAGAGGCAGTTAAGAATCTGAATGTATAGCGTCATAAACTACCGGAAAAAGTTCTGGATAATTAGTGCCGCGACGTCGGTCTAGTTCGGAAAGATAACGGTGTAGTTGTTTTTGTAATTCCTTATCGGGAGTAGATGCTTTAATACTTTTAGCAATGCCTTCCCAGTATTCTTTAGTGTTTATTATTGTTTGTTCACCAAATGTTTCTATTCTATTAATAGCTTCAGTATAACCCCAATCAAGAATTTGTGGTCCAAATATAGAAGGGTGTATACAAGGTCGTCCACCTGCTTGCATCAATGAAATGTTTACTACTCTATATATTTTCTCTCTTTTTCTTTTTTCGGTTCTATTTTGTTTAAAAAATTGCTCTTGCCATGTATTAACTTTATCGATGAGATCTGCCATTGTAAAAGTTGTTAATGGCATCCAACACATGTTAATGCTTGGATTCATATTAGTATTATCTATATAATAATTAAAATTAGTCTCCCACCATTCAAGATTTAACCCAGATCTAACATATTCTGCTTCCTTACCCCAACAATCTAAACTAGCGATAAGTTTAAATTGTCTTAAATTACCGTTATCACATAAGGCCTGCATTTTGTCCATCATGCGAGATACTTTTTTTGGTTCTAATGAAAGATTGCTATTAATATTTAATATTAATTCAGGACATTTTTTAGTAGATAAGAAATCTAATAACTCGATGGTTTCGGGTTGAGTAAAGGGCTCGCCGCCTAATATATATAAGTTTCTTAAATGTTGTATATTTTCATCAAGCCAAACATATAGTTTTTCTTTTACATTTAACACGTTACTAGTATAGTTGGATTTCCAGTTTCTTGGATCCAAATCTGTTGCAAATCCATACAGATATTCATCTATATGTCCAAATTTCTTATTTTCAGCTTCCCATGTAGTGCTAAAATATTGCCCACAATATGTACAAGACATTTGGCAATTAGTACTAAAAAATAATTCTAATTCAGTAGGGGTAATATTGTCGACTTGAGTAGGATTATCTTTTAATTCCTTTGCAGATTCTGGACCATGTGGCCACTTTGAATGCAACATTCTATCGCTCATTCCGCCAGCATCTTCTATAACTTTACAATGTTCACAGCCGTTGCCTGGCCATTCATCCCTGAGCATTTTTTGTCTTGCGAGAACTTTTTCTTCAGTGTTATGAAAATCAAAGTTATCTGGTATTCTATCTTGGTCAACTCTGTGGCAACTTGCAGTAGTGTTAGTGGTTAGAAATATAGTGCTATGTGACCATTTAAGACGACATTGTAAATTCGACTGTAATGGATGCATAAAATAATTTGGTCCGTTTGTCATAATAATATTTACCTTTTAAAAATCTGGTATTAAATCTCCTTGCTTCCATCCTTTTCCTGAGATATATAACATTCTATGGCAATTAGCACACACTGTTCTTAAATTTTTCCAATTGTTGTTTTTTCTATTTCCATCTTGATGATATACATCTAGTTGTATATGATGTTGTGGTTTAAAACCACATCTTTCGCATTGAGTTTTTTTAGTATATCCGCTTGCTTTCCATTCTGTGTGTGATGTTGTTTCTAATTTTTTATCTTGTCGTATGCATTTATCACACTGTGTTCTGTAATGTGGTATTCCTTTTTTATAATAATTTACAGCAACTGGACGCATACCACAACGACAGAGTGGTCTTTTAGCATGTTTCATAATATTATTTATTTCATGGAACCCTTTTTTATACCCTTTATGAGTTTGTATCGACGCTTATTTTACTAAGATCAAATAAATACGAGTATTAAGATACATCAAAAAGGATGTATGAATTTTAATATTAAAATTTAAGACATACGAGGAAAAAATTATGGCTTTAGTATCTCCAGGCGTTGAAGTTACAGTAACGAATGAGTCAGCGTATGTTTCTTCAGATCCCGGCACAGTTCCTTTAATATTTGTTGCGACGGCAAACGATAAAACACAAGGTTCTGGTACTGGCACAGCTGCAGGAACAACTACCGCAAATGTAGACAAAACGTATCTCATCACTTCACAAAGAGAATTAGTCAATACATTTGGTACTCCTACTTTTTATAAAAGTACTTCGGGTACCATGTTACATGGCTACGAATTAAATGAGTATGGTTTGCAAGCTGCATATTCATACTTAGGTTTAGCCAACAGAGCATATATTGTAAGAGCAAATGTAGATTTATCTGAGATGGCCGCATCAGCAACTGCACCATCAGGTACACCTACAGCAGGAACATATTGGTTGGATCTTACAAATACAGAATGGGGCATTCATGAATGGAATGCATCCACTGGTACCACTGGTGCATTTACAAATAAAATACCAAAATTGGTAACAAAGGCTTCTGAACATAGCAGTCACGTACCAGTTGCATCATTTGGCTCAGTTGGTGATTATGCTGTAGTTACAACAACAACAAGTAACGCAGTATATTACAAAAATAGAAGTAATACATGGAAGTTGACCGGTGATGGCACAGCAACAACAGCCGCACATGCAGGTGCAACTAAAGATGCTACGTGGGCATCTAGTCGACCTACAGTCGCAGGTACGGCGGCAAGTCCACCAGCAATGGCATCAGGTGATGCTATTACTGTTAATGGGCAAGCAGTTAACTTGTCAGCAGTTGCTAACGTTGCTAGTGTAGTTTCAGCAATTAACACAGTAATGGACGGTAGTTCAGCAGGTAAGAAAGGTGTTCAATGTGCTGTAGTTGACAATAAGATTGAATTTTATGCTATTGGTTCAGCCGCAAGTAATGGAACTACAGTAGATGGTAAACTTGCTTTGGCTAATACAGCAGGCACACCATTAGCAACATTGGGTGTAACTGCCGGTACTCATGCAAGTCCAACAACGCAATCAAGTTCATATACAGCAATACCAAGTTGGGAATCAACTGGTTCTGATCCACGACCAACAGGTAGTGTATGGATGAAGTTAGACAAAGCAGGTACAAATGCTACTGATTTAAAATTTAAATCATATTCATCAACTTCTTCATCATGGGTTGATTCAACAATTTATACATATGATACAATAGCATTGGCAACAGCAGACTTGGGTAAAACAGATCCAAGAACCATTGCAGTAGGTCAATTGATTGCAGATCATGATGTTGATGAAGTAGAAGCATTAACATTAAAAACATATCGAAGAGTTTCATCAGGTGCAACTGTTATCACTGGTTCAGATACAACACCAAGTTTTACAAGTTCTGAAACATTTACAATAAATGGTACTACAGTAACATTGGGTGGCACAGGTGCAACAGATTTTGTTGCCGCAGTTAGTGCCGCGAGTATCGCTGACGTTTCAGCCGCAGTATTAGCAACCGGCGCAGTAAGTATTACACACGCCAAGGGTGGTGATTTAATACTGCGTGATACATCAGGCAAGCCATTGGAAGATGACGCTGGTATTAGTGATGCTTTAACTAATGTTTATAAACTTCCTAATAATGATTTTATTGGTACAAACTGGCAAGAGCTTACATATGAAGCAAAAGCAACAGAACCAACAACTGATCCAGCAAACGGTAGGTTATGGTATGATAGTACATTAGTTGCAGATATTATGGTTAATGATGGTACAACATGGAAAGGTTATAGAACAGTATCCGCTGACTTTAGAGGATATAATTTAGTAAATACAGATCCAAAAGGTCCTATTTTTGCCGCAACAGCACCAACACTACAATCAGATAAAACTGCTCTTGTAAATGGTGATTTGTGGATTGATACTTCAGATTTGGAAAATTATCCAAAGATTTCTAGGTATCAAACTGATGCCTGGGTTGCAATTGATAATTCAGATCAAGTATCAGGTAATGGTATTGTGTTTGGAGATGCAAGATGGCAAACAGAAGCAGGCGCAACGGTATCAGGTACTGGTGCTGGTACAGCAAGCGATATTGATGATATGTTGCTTGATAGTTTCTTAGATCCAGATGCACCAAATCCAGCATTATCTCCACGTGGTTCTTTGTTGTTTAATACACGACGAAGTGGTTATGGGGTTAAGGAATATAGTAAAGATGCAGTAACAGCTGCCAAATATCCTTCAGGTAACGCACGTTTTTCAAATGATGCAGTAACTGATTACTATCCAGATAGATGGGTTAATAAAGCAGGTAATAAAACTGATGGTTCACCTTATATGGGTAGAAAATCACAGCGTCAAGTAGTAGTAGCTGCATTGAAATCGGTAATTAATTCAAATACAGATGTTCGTGAAGAACAACGTCAATTTAACTTAATAGCAACTCCTGGATATCCAGAAGCAATTAGTAATATGGCAACATTAAATACTGATAGAAAAGAAACAGCACATATTATTGCTGATGCTCCTTTACGTTTAGCAGCTAACGCCGCTGATTTGGAATCATGGAGTAAGAACGCTAATGCCGCAACAGATAATGGTGAAGATGGTCTAGTAACCAATAATGCGTATATGAGTGTTTATTATCCTTCAGGATTTTCAAGTGACCTAGCAGGTAACTCAGTTGTAGTACCATCTAGTCATATGATGTTGCGTACATTTGCTTATAATGATAGTGTTGGCTTCCAATGGTTTGCCGCCGCAGGCACAAACCGTGGTAAAGTTTCTAATGCTTCTGCTATTGGTTATATCGATGCAAAAACAGCAGAGTTCCAAAGTATTGCAGTTCGTGAAGGATTGCGTGATGCTTTATATACTAATAGAGTTAATCCAATTACCTTTATTAATGGTAGTGGTTTAATGAACTTTGGTAATAAATCACGTGCTTCAACATCCTCTGCAATTGATAGAGTTAACGTTTCAAGGCTAGTTTCATACATGAGACGCCAATTGGACCTCATGTCTAAGCCATTCATCTTTGAACCTAATGATGAACTTACACGTAATGAAATTAAAGGTGTAATTGAATCATTTTGTAACGAATTGATGGCAAAACGAGCCCTTAATGATTATTTGGTTGTATGTGATGAATCTAACAACACAGCCGCAAGAATTGATCGTAACGAACTATACGTAGACGTAGCGATTGAGCCTGTGAAAGCGTTAGAATTTATTTATATTCCAGTAAGACTTAAAAATACAGGTGAAATAGCAGCTTTAGGTTCAGCAACAGTCACTGAAGAATAATATGCTATTATTATTTTTGGGGTGGTGTAAAACCACCCCATGAATAAGATAAATATTGATAACAATAGGAGAAGAAAATGTCCGTAGCGTCATTAACAAAATTTACAGTACCAATTAGTGGTGCTGGTTCAATGGGCACATTGATGCCGAAGTTAAAATATCGATATCGTGCAATACTTGAAAATTTTGGTGTTACTACTCCAAGATCAGAAATTACAAAAAATGTAATGGATATTACACGACCATCCGTTGCACATGATATGATAACACTTGATGTGTATAACTCAAGGGTATATCTAGCAGGGAAACATACATGGGATCCAACTACAATTCAGTTACGTGATGACGTAAATGGTGAAATTGCTCGTAGAGTAGGCGAACAAATGCAGAAGCAGTTCGACTTTTTTGAACAAACATCTGCTGTATCAGGATCTGATTATAAATTTGTAACAAAATTTGAAGTATTAGATGGCGGCAACGGTGCCGCAGCTGCAACAGTATTAGAAACTTGGGAATTATATGGTTGTTATATTGAATCAGTTAACTACCAAGATATGAACTATGCATCAAGTGAGCCAGCAACAATTTCATTAAGTGTGAGATTTGATAATGCTTTGAATACACCAACTGAAACTGGTATTGGAGCCGCAGTAGGTAGATCAGTAAGTAGCGCCGCAACAGGATAATTAGTCCTGTGGCATCATTTATAACGAATTTCTTGCATGGAATCGGTAGTGGAGAACATATCAAAGACTACCGCCATGCAAGTAATCTTTTCACTCATGATAATTTTAGGTTATCACCTAAAACCGCATTTTTATATCATTGTCTAATTAAATTAAATAGGCAAGCAGTTGGATATTCTGGTATGTCTGCAATGTTACAACATGAACCTGAGTTAAGTTTCATGGTTAAAGCAGTAGATTTGCCTAGAATGTCGGTTGATATTGAAGAATTAAATCAATATAATCGAAAAACTTATAATATGACAAAAGTTAATTATAGTCCTATAACTATAACTTTTCATGATGATAGTGCAAATACAATTCGTGATTTCTTAGCAAATTATTATAATTACTATTTTAGTGACGGATCAGTTAGTCATGACGCGCAACATGATTTGCGTGATGGGACTGGACTTCGCCAGTCATATAGTCAAAATGGTTTTCTTGGTACTGGCGGAGCTTGGGGTTTAGATTCAACCTTCACACATGAGGCGAGAGGACAAAATTTACTTGATTATATTCAAATATATTCTTTAAGTAAAGGCAGAGCAAGTGGTTATAAATTGATAAATCCAATACTTTCAGGTATAAATCATGGCACTCATGATGCTTCTGCTGGTGGCACTCCGATGGAACATAGTGTTACTGTAAATTATGAAGCAATTATGTATGATGAAAAACAAGTATCTGAAATGAGTATTTTAGGTGGTTCTTTTTATGATAGAGAGAAAAGCGTATTGTCTGGAGCGGGTGGCGGAACTAATAGTGTATTAGGTCCAGGTGGCATGTTTGATAAAGGTATGGATATTTTTGGTAATTTACAACAAGGTGGCATTGGTGGTATAGCAAAAGCTGCTATAAATGCATATTCTTTAAAAGAGCAAATGCGCCGTTTTGATGCAAGAGATTCTTTAAAACATGAAGTTCGTGATATGTCACGAGGCGTGGAAGACTATGTAGCACGTGAAGTTGGAAAGAAATTTGCAACAGCAACTCGTGAGTAAATATTACGATGGCCATTAATAAAACTAATTTACCTATATTTGATGAGACTTTTGCTGAGTTTACGCAAGATGAAAAACAAAAGCAATTTTTTAGTAATTATTATACACAAGTAGATTCAGTAGATCCAGCACATTTTGATATTGTGCGTGGTTTTCTTGTAGGTAAAAATTTTGATGCATCAACTGTTGATAATTTAGTTATATCATTGTTAGAAGTAGCAAAAGAGCAAGATTTAAGTATACCTGATTTAATAGAGCAATTAGATGGTTTGGAAGATACATTGCAACTTAATACCTTATTAAGTTTATTATTAAATACTACAAGAAATCGAACCAGTATATTGGGTTTTGAACAAACTACGGCAGTTTCTGATAATATTTCTCGAACTATACTGGCTTAAGTCATGGCTAAATTTGCCCAAGGTCGTTTCCTTCCTAAAAACAATAAAAAATATGTAGGAACAAAAAATCCAAAATATCGTAGTGGATGGGAATTTGCGTTTATGCAATTTTGTGATAATCATCCTAGCATAACAGAATGGGCAAGTGAAGCAATTAAAATACCTTATAGAAATCCATTAACAGGTAAACAGACACAATATGTTCCAGATTTTTTTATTGTGTATAATGATAAGTCTGGTAAACGTATGGCAGAATTAATAGAGATAAAACCTAAAAATCAAACATTAATAGAGAGAGCCGGTAAAAGTAAGTACAATCAAGCACACGTAGCAATGAACCATGCAAAGTGGGAAGCTGCAAATAAATGGTGTCAACGTCAAGGTATACGTTTTAGAATAGTAACCGAGGACGATATTTTTCATCAAGGTAAGAAACGCTAATAAGTATTAGTGTGTTCGTCTTACCTGAATTAAATTTTATATTTTTATGTTATCCACACGGTGCAGGTGGAGAATTCTTGTCCTATATTATAAGCAAATCAGACGAGTGTAATACTTTAGATAGGCGTAAAATAGGTGATAGGTATAAAGTTGATGACGTATTTAATCAAAACTTATTGCGTATGGATTTTAAGCCAGAAAGATTATATGATCATAAAGATATAAACACATTAGATAAAGACAAATATGTTGTAGTTCCTACGCATTATAGAGAAGATGACATATGGAAGTATTTTAAAAGATATAAATTTATTAATATAACATATCCTGCTTCTAAAGAAGGCCATAAGCAAATATTACGCAATATTAAAAGTAAAGTTTGGTATCAGCCACAGCCAACACAGTTAGAATTTTTTGGTATGTTGTTACAGTTAACTACGAATAATGACAAATCGTGGTATATCAATACACATTATAATATGAATACTATAGATATCATACTTGCCTCACGTAAACAAGAATTAACAGATAAAAATAGAAAAAAATTAGAAAAAGAATGGGATAAAGCAGAGTATAATTATCATTCTGTTGTTGATAGAAATTTAAATATAAATTATGATGATTTAGATGCTCGTCAACAATACGTGCCATCACAAAGTAGAGTATTGAGGCAAATAAGTCAACATTGTGACATAACTATGCAAGATGAGTTACATCAAGAGTTTCGAGTTAAAATAGAAAATGACAAACAAATATGATTTAAAATACTTAGATGTAATGGTGCAATATGCTTGTAGTTTGTCTTGTAGGGGTTGTATAGTAATGTCTAATTATAATCGTAAAGGTCATGTTCCTTGGAGTGATGGTGAGCAATGGTTTAAAGAGTGGAGTCAACGTTTTACTATACAGGAAGTTAATTTGATGGGTGGTGAACCTCTGCTTAATAAAGATTTAAAACAATGGATGTTTGGTATAAGAGAATATTTTCCAACTGCTAGGGTAAAACTTATTACTAATGGATTTCATTACTTTGTGCGTCCAGATTTATATAATTGGTGTAGAGAATTGGAAAATGTTTTAATACAAACTAGTTTACATTTTTATCCACCTTCAGAGGAATATATTAACAATGTTAAATTTTTCTTAAAACATTCTGATTGGAAAGTAACAGCAACTCCGTTTGATCCACCAGATAAACTTATTAAATTAAAAGATAGGAATGCTGATATAAAATGGCATATGAATTTGTTTGGTGAGTTTAGGCGTCCATTTATGGGAGAAGGACCTAAATTAGTACCTGCTAATAATGAAGATTTTATTGGCGCCCATAAAGTATGCGGTGCTCCAAATTCTCCTACACTATATAAAAATAAATTATACAAATGTCCTCCCGTTGCTAATTTAGATGATACTTTAGCATTGTTTAATATACGAGATTCAGAAGTATGGCAACCATACCTTAATACAGGATTAAGTTATGATGATAATCTAGATGAGTTTGTTAATAATATTAAAAAGCCAAATCCTGTTGTATGTAAGGCGTGTAGTGGTAATCCAGATGAAATAGAATATGATCATTATGGACAAGGAAATGTTATAACACGGAAGCAATATAATGCAATATTTGCTAACTAGTGGTTGCGGAATAAGTCAACGAGAATTTAAACATTATCCAATTTGGGTACATTTTCCTACACTTACACATAAATTAAAACATTTGTCTATGGGAGGACCTGCTGTAGGGAACGAGTTTATAGGACGAGTATGTAAAAAACATATATTAGAGAATTTAGACAAAGAATTAGTAGTAATAATACAATGGACTAGTATTGGTAAATTAGATATGTTTGTTGAGGATCCTGAAGTTCTAAAGCAAATAAAAACATTTAATTTAAGAAATTTTATTGTAGATATGAAAGCAAATGTTGTAGAGAATAGAGGGTTTTGGGCAAGTAGTCATAGTGATGACAATATAATCAAAGAGTTATATATACAATCTAAAGTATATGATCATATAAGAGATTTAGAACAAATATTGGATGTGCAAAATTTATGTGAATTACATAATATTCCTTATTATTTCTTTTATGGATATCCATTTGATTTTGAATTTATAAACAATACGGAAGAATTAGAACATTTGCGGAGTAATATTAAATGGGATAAGTTTTTAATACATACACCAATATATGATTTATATAAAGAAAGTGATCATTATCAGTATCGCATATTTGAAGATCCGAGGTTCATGTCTCCAATGCCTTCATTTCATATAGATTTTTATATTGAACATATTGTACCAATATTAGATACATATTTTACAACAATAAATTTTGATACAGGTAAGTTGAAAGAATATTGTGTAGAGATAACAAACGAATTATATTACAAGTATAAAAATGTACATTAATGCAGACAAAGTAAATTTATTACATGTTGAACCTACAACAAGATGTAATGCATCTTGCCCTGGTTGTCCACGTAATAATAATGGATTTGGGGTGAGAGATGATTTAATAATTGGTGATATAGATCCAAATGTTGTAATTAACGTTGCAAGAAAACTTACTGAGTTAAAAGTAATACATTTGTGTGGTAATTTAGGAGATCCAATAGCATACAAATATTTGAATGAATTAATTGATCAAGTTATAAAACAAAACAAATATTTTTGGAAACGGTATGAATTTTACCCAACAGGTGAGTATAAAGATCATTGGTTTGTTGATATACACACAAATGGTAGTTTACGTTCAGTAAAATGGTGGCAAGAATTAGGTGAGAAATGTAATAAAAATTTATATAGATTACATAAAATTGTATTTGGTATTGATGGATTAAAAGATACTAATCATATATATAGGCAAGCAACTAATTTTAATAAAATAATAGATAATGCTAAAGCTTTTATAGATAGTGGCGGGGTTGCGGAATGGCAGTTTTTAATATTTAAGCATAATGAACATCAAGTTGAAGATGCAAGGCAACTGTCAGAAAGTATAGGGTTTACTAGATTTTATACAAGGCAACCGTGGTTTACTAAAGCATTTCATTGGAAAACTAATGAAGAATATTACTTAGAACCAGGAAGTGTGTTTGGTGATGTGCAACGACCTAATGATATGTATCATGAAAATAAATTATATGGAGATCCAGAGGCAGAAAACGAACTTCGTACAGATAACACTTATGTTAAAAGTGAGAACTGTATGCATTTAGATATACACCAAGATAATTCTAATTTATATAGTATGTTTATGTCAATTGATGGAAAAGTTATGCCATGTTGTCATTGGTCTAATAGGTTTCCTTATAAAGAAGAATATGATATAGAAACATTAGATATTAGAAAAGAATTTAGTACTAATAACTATCGTTTAACTTGCCGGGCGATATGCGGATCAATTGAATAATGTATACTGAAAAAACAACATTATTACATGTTGAACCTACAACAAGATGTAATGCATCTTGCCCTGGTTGTCCACGTAATAATAATGGATTTGGTCTTGCAGACGGGTTTGTGTTGCAAGATTTATCACCTGACACTATTGTTGCAGAGGCAAGTAAATTGCCTAATTTAAGAGCAATTCATTTGTGCGGTAATTTAGGCGATCCAATAGCATACAAATATTTGAATGAATTAATTGACAAGGCAGTGGCCCAAACTAGATTTTTTCATCAATTTCTTAAAGTAGATAGATGTTGGGATATTAATATAGCAACCAATGGCAGTTTGCGTTCAGTAAAATGGTGGCAAGAGTTAGGTAAAAAGTGTAGTGTAGATCTTACTAACTCTCATACTGTAGTGTTTGGTATTGATGGGTTAGCAGACACGAGTCCAATGTATAGACAAGGAACTAATTTTAATAAAGTAATTGATAATGCTAAAGCGTTTATAGATGAAGGTGGTGTTGCAGAATGGCAATATCTAGTTTTTAAACACAATCAACATCACATTGAGGAAGCAAAGCAACTAGCAAAAGATATAGGATTTAAGAAATTTTTTGTATTACAGCCGCATATCACATCGGCATATCATTGGAAAACAGGAGAAAGATATTATTTAGAACCAGCAGATTTTATAGAATCTAAGGATAAAGCAAATAATACATATGTTAAACATGAAGATTGTATGCATATAAATGTAAATGGTAATGGAGATTATAGTTTATTTTTAACAGTGGGTGGTAAATTAACACCTTGTTGTCATTTTGATATTTTAGGAACCTCAAAAGAAGAATATGATATAGAAACATTAGATATTAAAAATGAATTTGATAATAATGAATACCGATTTACATGTCGTAGGAAGTGCGGATCAGTTAAATAGTATTATGACAAAGAAATTAGAAGAATTGTTTGATTTAGAAACACCTGTTGAAGAAATACAACCAGATAGTAAGATAGCAAAAACTGATGCTAAAAAACTTAAAAAAGTTCTGTCTGATGTAGATAAAATAGACAGTGCTTTGCCACTTGTGCGAGATTTGGAAGCAAATGACTTAGAAATGGATAGTATTGCTACTAAATCTGTAGATACGTTTAATGACTTGATGGACTTGGGTATGAATGTAGAGGCACGATACGCAGGTAAAATATTTGAAGTTGCTGGTACTATGATGAAAAATGCTATAGATGCCAGAACAGCAAAAATAGATAAAAAGTTGCGTATGGTCGAATTACAGATTAAAAAACAACGGGTTGATCAACAAGGTAAAGACTTGGATCCATATAGTGATACTATGGATGGAGAAGCAACAATAGTAGCAGATCGCAATGAGTTAGTAAAACAAATCTTAAATCAAAATAATGACAAGAAATAATATTTGCATATTGCCGTGGGTATCTGTAGCAATAATGCCCGATGGTAATGTGTATCCCTGTTGTATGTCTATGCATGGCACAGCAATGGGAAATGTTAATGAATCCTCTTTAGAAGATATTTGGAATAGTGATGTATCGAGAGACATACGCAAAGACTTCCTTGCTGATAAACGTCTTGATATGTGTTCTGAGTGTTGGAAAGTAGAAGATAAAGGCAACTTCCATAGCACTCGTTTGTGGGCCAATAAAAACTTTAAACATCATTTTAGTTTATTAGAAAATACTAATGATGGTAGAGCAGATATGAATTTAATTTATACTGATATACGATTCTCTAATAAATGTAATCTTATGTGTTTTTATTGTGGCTCGATTTTTAGTAGTAAGTGGGAGGCCTTTAATAAGAAAGTTAG